CTCCCTTTTCATTACTATTGTAACCTCCATCCATTGGATTTGTAACTCTCAAATTCAAATTTTTTATACATATCTCCATCACCATTGAAAAGTGTATAGTAGTATCCGATTGGTTTCTCTAGCTTTAATATCTTCATCAATCTAAGCTTGTAGTGATCGAAGAACTGCTCACCATCACTACATTTGAACAGAATAGAACAAAATTTACTCCAAATTCTATCGTTGGTGGATAGAATCTCTTCTGAGATATAGTTCTCACTTATGCACAGTTGCACGACTGTCTTCGCATTATTTAAGTATCTTCCGTATTGATCAAAATTATGACCTAGAAAATAAACTTGTTCTTCAGGAGAATAGACATTTGACTTTTCTACTGATATTTCAAGATTGAAATGTTTTTTATAATAGAGGGCAAAATCATTTATAGATAATTTCCTATCAGAGGCAAAAACGATGTCATCACCTAAAATTGATATTGAAGATTTGTCAACGTCAAGCTTATATAGTCTATTTAAATATAATAAAGTGAATAAATTTACCATACTACCCAGTAAATTAGTTAGTGCTGAACCACTCATTAAACCTCTCTTTTTCCGGAACATACATGTTTCACCATTAATACTGGATATAATCAGGCAATTACAATGATAACTAATTATACTATCTAAAATATCAATGTCATGCACTCGGAGAGATATTTTAGTAGATAAAAAATTTAACAATGTGCGCAGAAGAATGTTCTCAATCTTTTGATCAAAAGATTTGAAATCGATTGAATAAATGTGTCGCTTTGTTTGCCATTTAACGTAACGTTTGGAAAGATGCTCGAACGTATTAGACATGCAGTAAGGTGTCATTTGATTTGCCTCAAAGTGAGAGAAAATACCATTGAAAATCATCTTTTCCAATACAGCAACTAAAGCCGGGAATGGGTAAAATTGCCTGTATTTTAGCTTAATAGATGATGATACTTGCGTTCTCCAATTAACTGATATCGGAAAGTTATGAAACACTTTTAACTTGGGTGTTCGTATCAATTGATGGATTAAAGAACAAATGTCACTCTTAACTAATGATTTAGGTCTACGAAAAGAAGGAAAGCTACTGCTTGTATTCTGAGGTAAACTATCAAAAGCTTCAGACGGGCTCACTGTTTTATACTTTCTACCAGACAACAGTAGCAAGTCAGCCATTTCGGCTAGTACTTTGTGAGTGAGACTTTCATCAAGTCGCAAATTATCGCTTGATGTAAGTAATTTTATAGTTTCAATTCTATTTAAATTACTAACCTTAGCAGGGTCACCCGATAAACTACCAATCTGTTTTATTATACCTTCACAATGGAAAAGTTTTATAAAAACAGGTTCATACAAGAAAGTAGCACTTTTCTTAGAATTTAACCAACTAACATTAGC